ACAGAGCCTTTGGCCCCATCCTCATACGCCTCATACTTGTTGCATTTGGCCATCACAGCTCTCCTACAAAGGAGCCCGTCTCGGGATCACGCAAGCAGGTCCGCCTGGCGGCCTCAACGTCCTCCAGCGGCCGGGCATAGCCCACGTAAGCATGGGCGTCCCGGTAATCATCCTCTTGCTTGTCGGCCTCCAGCCGCCGCCTGACCTCCGCACAGCGCTGCTTGATCTCTTCCGACGTCATTTGCCTTTGCCCTTTCGCTTCACGGCCTTCTTGGCCTTGGCCTTCGTCTTACCCACATGTGCAGGGAGCTTGCCCTTGTTGTCAAAGTGGTGAGCTTCGGCGAAAGCCTTGCCCTTCACCCCGTAAATAAATCGCCGCTGTGCTTCACTTTTTGCCGGCAAGGTAGTCCCTCGCTCTCTTCATCCATTCGGGGTCATCCCTGACTATCCCGATAGCCAAATTGCACACGCGACATAGCAGCCCGCGAATAGCCTTTGACTCATGGCAGTGGTCAACGCAAAGCCTGCCACGGACACACGCCTTTCGACACAGCAAGCAGACGCCGCCCTGCGCCTCCAGCATCCGCTCATAGTCACCCAGCGTGATGCCAAACCTCTTCTGGTACTCCCTGTCTCGGACATAGCTCTCATTGCGCTGCCGCCACTCCCTGGCGTACTCAGCCTTCTCCTCCGGCGTCCTCCCACCCTTCCACTGGGGATTCAAATTCCCTCGCCGAGCTTCTGACATGCGAAACCTAACTTCCGCACTGCTCCGGCCATCCCCTGGCTCAATTGCCCTCGCTAGAGGTATCCCCAACTTGAGCCTCGCATGCAGGCATCCAGGCGTCACTCCGGCCTCCCTGGCCCAGGCAGCCAAGCTCTGAGTTCTGCCATTGATTGTCAGCAGCCTTTTCTTCGGCATCGGTCTGGTCTCCATTGCGAGCGACCAGACCATTTTATTTCAAACTGGTGACGATCTCAAGCCCTATCACGAACCAGCATCACTTTACGGGGTCGGCTGTAGCTGAGCGATCTGCCACCAGTCCAGGAACACTGCGTCTGTGGCACTCTTAGCCGTGCCAGCCACGACCGAGAACAGCAGCCCGAGCGGCTTGGCGCATAGGTAGGTGGTAGCCGTCAGCACGGCGTTGGTGACCTTGGTCGCCAGCGGAGCGCCGTTCTGGTAGAAGGTCACTGAGTTACCGTTCTTGTCGTTGGGCGTGTAGACGAACCCCAGCTTCGTGAACGTGTAGGCCGTCGAGGACAAGCTGGCCTCATTGGAACCGTTGACGGTCCAGGAGGTCGCGCGGTCGGTGTAGACTGTGTTGATCTGGCCAGCAATGGTCTGGGCCATCAGCTTGTTGAAGCCAATGAAGGCGCCAGAGGCCGAGATGGCTCCCGCGCTGCTGGTGAAGGGCACGTTGTTGGCCAGGGTGAACAGGTCTACTTCAGCCAGACCAAAGAACCAGGACATGACGTTGGCGGTGGCCGCAGCATTGTCCGCGATACGGCATTCGAACCACAGCTTGCCCGAGGTGCTCGGCGAGCCGGACAGGTAGTAGGAGCCGTAGGACTGGCCCAAGCTGATACAGTCCGCTGCGGTATTGGCGCCTTCCAGGGTCTTCATGTAGCCACCGGGCGTCACCACGCTGTTGATGGTGTTGACACCAATAATGGTGTTGCTCGAGGCCGCGTATGCCTTGTAGGGGCCCCAGCCAACCTGAGTGGTCAGGGTCGGCGCCAGGGGGAGCATGTCGAAGGTGTCGTAGAAGGCCATGCCCGCCTTCTCGCCGTTCCGGATCTGGTCGAAGGGGCAGTCTTCCCAGATGGCGCCGGACTGCCCCTTGCCGGTGTCAGTGCCTGGGTACTGGATCGTCTTGACGGTCATCGAAAGCCATCCTTGGCCATGAGGGTTACTGGTTGGTCGGCATCGTGGTATCGGTAGCGATCACGCCCTGGCGCCGTCGGTTACGACACAGCAGGTTGAAGCTGCAGTCCGTGAAGGTCGCGGAGAGGGTGTGCTGCCCTGGGTAGATGGGCATGGTCACCTCTCGCATCCATTCGCCACGAAGGACCATGGTCTTCAGTTCGCCCCAGTTGAGGGAGTAGACGGGGTTGGTGGTGTCGTTGTCGAGGAACCGGACAAAGGTGATGGGCACACGCCGGAAGAGGACCTTGCCGTCCTGGCTCGCAACGTCGGGGCCCAAGTCATCGTTCTGAGCCTCCAGCAGCTCTTCGAGCCCAGCCACCACAGCGTAGTTGGTGTAATACCCATAGTCGTCCCCAGTGTTGTAAACGGGGATTTCGTCCACGAGCGGCATGAAGTCCGTGTAGACTGCCATGCGCCGCAGCTTGCGGACGAGGTCGTCCTTGGTGATGCTGGTGTATTGGGTGGCGTAGTTCTGCCAGCGGGGATAGGTGGTCGAGGACAGGCCGGCAACCGTGGAGTAACCAGAGGGAGTCGAGCCGTTGAAGCCGTTGTTGTTGGCGGCTGTGGCGGCCGTGTTCGACTTCACCACATAGTAGGGGATGCCGTAGGGGCTAGTCGAATCGGTCGCGGCGGGCACCTGCCAATAAGAGCTTTCGAAGCGGATGATAGCCGAGCCGAAGGAGGCGATCCGGCGCGTCTTGGCCAAATCGACAATTTTCCGCGGGCTCCTGTTCATGGCCACTTCGCGGCGCTCGATGGCCCAGTTCCAGGTGATATGCCGCCACGGCACCTGAGCGGTCGTCATCACGTTCTTGATGTTGACGACATCCGTCTCGCCGAGGCCGACATAGCGGGCCGAGTCATTGGTGTCCGTGATGATGTTCCAGACCACGTTCGGGCCAGCCTCGAACGTGGTCTTGTTCTTCTTCATCAGCCGCTTGAGCGCGATGGTGTTCTGGTAGTCCGACATCAAGTCGGTGAACCGCAGCTCACCTAACTCATTCAATGTCGTAGTGATAAGGTCCGCCAAGTCGGCGGCTTGAAGAGTTGCCATGTCAATCCTTTGACATTGTTACTCTGGCAGGCCATTTTCCTCCGCAAACTCATCGAGATTCAGTCCCTGCTCTCGAAGCCTCTGTGCAACTGCCTTCTCGGCACGTCGTGTGCCCTTGGGCTCTTCCAGCCCCCGGCGCTGGGTCGGTTTGGCCACGGTCGACTGGAAGATCTCCCGGCGTCGTTCCAGCTCGCGCTCCAGGTGGCCCGTGCGGTGGCCAGACTGGCTGGTTGGTGTTCCGCCTTCCTCCTGTTCGGTCTTGAGGCGGTCGCCGAAAGCCGCCTTCACAGCCCGGTCGATACGGTCCTCCAGCGTGCCGGGGTCGCTGCCCAGCCTTTCGGCGATCTCCAGTACCCGGATGCGGTCCCGGAACTCCTTGGAGTCCTGAGCCAGGTCTGCACGGCTGCCCTTGCCTAGCACGTCCGAGTACTTGGCAAAGGCCCGGTCGAGCCTGGCGTTCAGCGGCTCATTGCGGCGGGAGACTTCCTGCCGTGACGCCTGGTCCTCGAGTCGCTTGATCCGCCTTTGCTGGTGCTTAATGAGGTTCAGGAGGTCGTTGTCGAGGTGCTGGAACTGCTCGCTGTCCGGGTCGATGTCCTCCTCCGGACTGGCATCCCTGCCATCGGCTAAACCGTCCGCGTCCTGCGGAGGTCCGGAAGAAGGAGGTCGGTTTTCGCCTAGAGACTTCCCACGTCGGTCCTGGGCCGACATCTCGAGCAGCTGGCGGTTGAGGTGGTAGACGGTGTCGTCGAGTGCTTCGGAGGGGGTGCTGTCGATCTCCTCCTGGGGGATGCCCAGGTCCTGGGCCATGCGCGTCAAGCGCTTGCTATGGATGTGTTTGGTAGGCTCCGCAGGAGCCGTTGCGATGAACCGGCCGGCTGAGTCGCGCTGACGGGTCTCTGGAGACGCAGTAGGAGACGCCGCTGCCGGCTCAGACGCGGCCGGGTCTGCGGCCGTGGAAGCGTCCGTACCGTCCAACTCAGGGTCGAACGAGGTCTCCGATGCCTCGAAGTCGTACTCCGAAGCAAGGTCCGTCTGCTTTTCCGCCTGCTGACCTTCCTGGTCCTGTGGCATCCTTGCCCTTCCCGTTCCTCCCCTGCCTGACCTATCTAGGCTATGCAGGATGACGTCCTGCTGTCAATACTATATTCCTTGTATTCACTGACTGCAAATCAAATATTCCATCTGGCATGCCGCCGTGTTGGCCTGCGCATAGGGGGCGGTGACCCCAGAGCCGAAGTAGAACAGGGCCGCCTGCCCAGCTCCCAGCCTGGCGAAAGCCACGCCGCCATTGGACGTGAGCAACTGGAGGTAGTTGGTCGTGTCGCGGTTAATGAAGACGCCCCAGCCCAGGGAGGAGACAGGCCCAAGGTTGATGGCCAGCGCGGCTGTCGTGACCGACATCTTGCTGTACATGTACTTCTTGGTGGCGACGGTGGCCGAGAGGGCGTTGACGCCCAGGCCGATAGAAGCGGATTCCGAGTCGCTGTAGTTCAGCGCTGCGGAAAAAGTGATCTCGTTGGCCATCCTTGGCCCTCCCGGCGCGAGCTCCTCTCCGCGTCGCGGTTAAACACTCGGAGAGGAACGCGTTAGATTAGCCCTGGGCGGAGCGGTCAAGAAAGGAGTCAAGCTTGCCGCTCTCGTCCAGGGCACCCCTTGCGAGAGCGCGCGCATGGAGGACGCGCCTCCCTCGCCTCGGAGACCTCTCCCTTGCCGGTAAACCAACAGAAAGCCGGCAAGGGCTAGCAGCCCATGTGGCAGGCATGTGACTGCCCTGAGGCTTGCTTGTATAGTAAACTCTGGCGGGCGAATGTTGGCGCCCGCCAGAGTCTTCCCAGACGCCACCAGATCACAAACCTGGTGGCCCCTCATTTCTCTGGTATCGGCCTGGGCATATAGCCAATGTCGTAGTCGTCGCCAATCAGGTCCCTGAGGGCCTGGAGATGCTCTAGCCTCATGGAAATGGGCCAGTCCTCATTTTGGGCAATCGACAGGTGAAACCAGGCTTTCTGAGCCCGTCGCGAGCGGCTCCAGTATTCCCGAATCTTAACAGTGGAGCCGTCCTCCGTCAATTGTCGTTCCAATTCTCGCAGGTGCGCATTCGCCCTGGCCAGGCATACCAAAACGACCTGCTCCCGTGGGAAGCGGCTCAGGTCGTTCCTGCTGGGCAGCGTTACCTGTAGCCCCGGATAGGACGTCAGCATTGCCATAAGCACAAGCGTCATGTGGTGGCAGGCGTGGCGGGTGTTGCCGGCTTAGGGTTCACCGTCACGATAGGCGACAGGATCGAGGTCGGCCCTGTGGGTGCCGGATGCTTGCCCGCCAGGGTCTTGAGCAGGTCCTCGAACGACACGTCGCCCAGGGAGACTGCTGGCCACTGCGTGTTCTTCAGCTCCTGCGTCAGCCAACTGTACCAATCCCCCTCGATCTGTGCCACGGCATTTTCCGCATCCTGCCGTGTCTTGCCCGCAGCCATCAGGACGGCAGTGGCATTCGCCAGGACCGAGCACATCAACATGACCAGGTACTTCTCGATCATCCATTATCTCCTCTGAAGTAGAGTGCGGGCAGAAGCCGGCTGAGGCCCTCCTGGACTGTAGCCGGGAGCGATGGGCGTGGGGTTATACCCTGGAGCAATGGGCGTGGGGTTATACCCCGGCGCGATCGGCGTGGGGTTGTAACCCGGCGCAATCGGCGTGGGGTTGTAGCCCGGAGCAATAAGCCCAGGGTTCGGCGCTGCCGGCTGGACCGGTATCACGGGCCCAGGCGATCCTCCGGGTCCTGCAGGCCCACCAGGACCTGCAGGGCCAGCAGGGCCAGCAGGACCAGGAGGCCCAGCAGGGCCAGCAGGGCCAGCGGGTCCAGCAGGCCCAGGCGCGCCAGGAAGTACATAGGCAGACCCTCCAGCAATACGTCCAGCCTGCAGGACCGCCAACGTCTGCGCCTGCAAGTCCCCAATCCGCAATAGAGCCGCCAGGACCGCCGGGTCAGTCTGCGCAGTTGCTTGCGCAGGCGGCGGGTAGGGCGGGTAGGGTGGGTAAGCTGGGCCGGGGTAGTGCGCCTTCTTAGGCTGGACTGCCATTTGGCAGAAAGGGCCTCCATATGCCGTATTTAACAGCAAAAAGAGCCCGAAGCACCAGACCGCGGTTTTGGCGACCATTTTATGATGGCCCTCCCCATTTATTAGCAAGACCAATACTTTCCTTTCCCTCGCCCTGGACCTCCAGAGCCTCAATGGCCCGGTCAGGTCGGGCAGGCTGGGCGAAGCGCAGGCTGGGCTGGCCTGGGTTGTGGTTGAGCCGAGCTGCTATCCAGCCCTAGGAAAGCACGCACGGAAGCCAGGGAGACATGCCGGCCGTCTCCCGTGGGCGTCACTTCAATGCCCACGGCGTGGGGGTTCATTTCCGAGTAGGCGGAGACAACGCCCACGAGCCGACCGGCGTCCATGTCGATCAAGGGGCCTCCCGAACGGCCGTGCCAGGGTTTCTCCCGGGTGATCGTCCAGCGGCTGCCTGTGCTCAGGACCACAGCCCAGCGTGTGAGCAAGGGCCAACGCATCTCGTCGTACCCAGCTGTGTAGCAGCGCCCATAGCGGTGGTTGGCCTCGCCGACGGGCAGCACGGGACAGGGGGCGCAAACCGCCTCGATCAGGGCCAGATCCCGCTGATAGTCCACCCGGGAGACCCGGATGACCACTTCCTCACTAGACGGCTGCGATGCGGGCAACTGCACGGTAATGGGTTTGTTCCGCAGCCGTGGGTCAACCCGGCCACCATCACCGGTGAACATGTGGGCGGCAGTCAGGATGAGCGTCTTGCCCGGGACGGAGTAGATGACAGTGCCTGACAGGCCGTGACTGGAGATGCGACAGACTGCCTGCAGGGGCGTTTGCAGTGGCGTTTGCGCAAACGCCACACTGCAAACGAGCAGGATGCATCCAGCCAGGGCTCCCAGTCGCCTCATGATAGCGATATCACCTTCTCCTGAGGGACGGTGAGGAAGTTGCCTTGCTGCACGCTGACCAACTGGGCCGCGGTAACGTTGCCCATCACACGGATGGTGATCGTGGCTCCAGACGTCCTGCTGATCGAGGGGATTTCCGTACCACCTAGTTGAGCCCAGATGGTCGCCAACTGCTCACGCATGTAGTGGTTCGGAGCCTCCGCCGCATCACTGAGCCAGTCCTCGGACCAGACCACGGTCGCCTCGGGGTCGCAACAGCGCAGGCCAGACCAGGTCAGGAGGACGGGCGGCTTCATCCCCCAGGTCTCCACCTGCAGCCCAGCCCCGTTATAGCCCGAAATGTAGACCGCGTGGCCATTGTTAGGGTTGGCAACGATGCCAGGCCCCGAGTCCCATAGGCCTCCCGGGCCAATATTGAGCCAAGGGTCCGGGACCGCGAGCGTAAAGAACAGACCGCCAAACAGCCAGCAGCCCGTTGTCATGGCATGCTGGTCGAAGGGGTCGATGCTCATATCGTCGACGATACGGTGGCTGGTGCCACACAGGCCCTTCTTCCAGGCCTGCATCATCGTGTCGGTGCCCAGGCCATAATCACCGCCCGCCAACGTCAAATAAGACTGGACGACCAGCCCCGGGTCAAAGACGTACTCCCGACCCACGTTGGCCGTCATGGCGCCCACGGCATGACAGGCCGCGGTATACTCGCAGTCTCCGAACTGGTCGTTCCCATCCATCGGGAAAGCCACCAGACCAGTGTCCCCCCAGTCGACCGCCGCGGGCGCGGTGGGCAAGGGCGGCATCCCTTTGAGGTGAGGCAGCGTCGACAACACCTGGCAACGCTTCCGGCGCCGCAGCTTTTCCCGGTGGTGGAACTTCATGGCCCTCCCCTTACCTCATGCCGTGCTGCTTCTTCAGGCGCAACGGTGAACTGGGCCGCGAAGGCCGCCCCCGAGCCAGCACAGGCCACAACCACCTGCACCCAGGGCGGGCAGCCTGCATACGACAACGCCGGCGTCAGGACAGCCACCAGCAGCAGCATCACCTTCTGGAACGTATGCCAGTTGCTAGGCGTGTCCGCCAGGAACCGTGTCAATAGAGTCACTTCCCCTCCTCGGGTCTCCCCACCGGGTGGTCAAGCGGATGGCCCAGCATGTGCTCCAGCATCTTTTGGTTCCTTTGGATAGACTTGAGGGCCACGTCGACCTTGCCCGCAGTCGAGATCAAGAGGTAGGCCGCCACAGCCGCGGCCAGGGCCAACGTCACGGACCAGACCGTCTCACTGACCCACTCTTTGCGAGCATGCATCCTGTCTTTGTCCATCAGCGCATCCGGATACGGGCGACGAAACAGCGTTGGCTCTTGTCCGTGGCATCCATGCCACTTTGCATCTTCTCTTCAAGGCGGATGGAGATGGGGATCAAGTACCCCTCACGCGTGCGGGCATGCGCGAATAAAGCCTCCTTGCGCAGGGGCCGCGTGCCCTTCACCACCTCCTGGATCTGCGCCTCGTGCTCGGCCTGGTACGCCGCAGGGATGATAGTTGCCAGGCCACGGCCTATCACATGGCGGCGTTCCCAATGCAGCAACTTGACCATACCATCGTCCCAGTCGATAATCTTCTGGTCCTCGCTACTCGTCACGCAGCCCTCGACATCTGCCATATCGAAGCGCTGGACCAGTTCCCGCAACTTCCCGATCTCCTCCCGCAGGTTGGCAATCTCCCGGGCATCCGTGTCCCCCTTGGCCTCCAGGACCCGGATGCGCTCTTCCAGACGCGCAATCAAGGCCAAATGCGCATCCAGGCCAACCTTGCGGAAGTCGAGCAGGTACTTCAGGAGCACCCCAAAAGCTAGGGAGACTGCCGATATGAGCGCCGTGGCGACTGCATGGTCCATCAGTCACCATAGCCCCCGTTGTTGTCATGGACTCCATAAGCATGGTTGTACGCCTTGCGGTGGGCCCGGCTCACCAGGATGGGGCGCCCCATGGGGTCGAAGTCCGTGGGCACCCCTTTGGCCCTGGCATTGGCAATAGCTTCCTCAACCCGCTTCGGATGGACCGCCATGGCCTCGGAGACCATCGGCCAACAAGACGGGGAATGCCCTCCAGGGCCATCTCCCAGGGGTAGCTCGGGGATGGCCTCGTCGAACTCCTCTTTGGTCACTTCCACGCCATCGAGGAAGTACCTCCCGCCTACTATTTTGCCTCGCATTCGGTCTCCCTCTCAAAGACCTGCTTGTACCAAACATCCGCACCCCGGAGGGCGGCCACGGGGTTATGGCCGAAGTAGTGGCCGTGGACCGTGTTGCCCACACCCCACACAGGCGATACACTCCAGGGGTCCGCGAAGGAGTTCCGCCAGACGCCCCAGCCATCAGGTATCTTGCAAACACCCCAGCCGCGTCGGCAAAGGACCTCCATGGCCTCATAAGCTTCGGCCTGCGTACAGTTAAGCGTCCTGGCCACGCACTTGCTCTCCAAAAGAGTCGAGGGCCGCCTGCACGGCAGCCAGCATGTCGTCCTTCTCCGACACCAAGTAGGTCCGGCTCAGGCGCCGCGAGGCCAGGGAGAACCGGCCATGCTCGTCCGCGAAGAACACCTCGAACGTGGCCGCAGCGCTCCGGGCACTCCCCAGGCCGGTCCAGGCGTCCGCCCCCTTGACGCCAGGCAACCCCAGTAGCCTCCTCTTTATTTCCAGCCTCCCCAGGACCCGCCCCAGCTCTTGCGCCAGTTCCAGGCCGGTCTTTTGCTTCTTAGGGGGCGGCTTGGCTTGACTATCGTTCATTGGATACTCCCTGCTGGAGCTGGATGACTCCCGCCCGGGTTGACTCCCATCAAGGAGTTGGCCAGGTTCATGTTGTCCCCTTGCTCAGTCCGTCCGGGTCGGTTCTCCCGGACGTAGTTACGAGTCGTCGTGGCTGGTTTGGCGCCTGTCGGCCCGGCGCCTTCCTGCTCCCCAGGTCCGCTCTGCGACTGCGGCGGCTCGGTAATGGTGACGACGTCCTGCAGGTCAGGCATGTCCCGGTAGGCCGCCACCTTCTGGAGCAGGGCGTTGATGTCGATCGAGATGTTCTGCTGCTGCAGGAGCGGCATCATGGGGATGACCAAGGAGGTCATCACTTCCTGCAGGGCCGCCATGCGCGACTGCGGTGTGCTGTGCTGCAGGCTGTAGGGGTCCACCCGGATATCCATGTCCTCGAAGCGCACTCTGGCCCGCTGGCCTGGAGTCAACTCCCGGGGAATCTCCATCCCCGGCAGCCCGGGCACGGAGTCCGAGGTCCGCATGACCTTGAAGGGGTCATGATGCCAGTACCAGCACAGGGAAGAGACCACCTTGCTAGTGAAGGCCACCGTCCGGTCCTGGAGGTCCGAGATCATCCGGCTGCTGTTCTCGTTCAGCATCGCGTCCTGGTGCGCGGTCTTGCTCTGGGGCGATAGGCCACCCATGATGTCCAGGTTGCCGGCCAGCCAGGAGAAGAGGTCCTTGACCACATTGAAGAAGGCGAAGTTGCCCTGGTTGGGCCCCCCCACACTGACTTGCTTGAGCCGCTCGGGGTTGTCGACCCTGACCACCTCGCCGTCCGAGGTGTTGACCATACGGTTGCCATCCGCATCGGCCCCACCCGACACGAGGGTGATGTCCTTCTGCCGCTCGGCCTGGCGGAGCAGCTTGCGGAAGATCTGGTTGGCCCCTTCGTGCAGGTCGATCAGGTCCTGGATCGGCCCCTTCGGCATGGCATTGCCTGGCACGGTGCTGTAGCCGAGGATGTGGTAAGGCCCATGTTCGGGCCCCAGCCACCTCTGGTAGCGCAGCGCCTCGTCAACACCGCTCCCGGCCTCCGCTCCTCCCGTGAGGTAGTCGTTGGCCAGGGTAAGCACCAGGCGATGCCTGGGGAGGTAGACTTCCCACAGGTCAACGTGGTCCTCAAACTCCTCCGAGTTGCCCGTGTACATGCCACGGCCCAGGACGTTTACCCTCTCCTCACCGAACTCATCATAGAGGGGGTCGTAGGTAGCCTGCAGGTCCTTCCTGCCCTTGCCATAGATGGAGGACTCGCGCACCACATCCAGGGGGACGCGGTAGCTGTGGCCAATGAAGCTGACCTCCGAGAAGTCGCGTGCGTGGACGTCATAGACGAAGTCGTCCAGGTCGACGCGCGAGGCGAACGGCAGGCCGGCCGGGAGGTGCCAGGCCATGGCTGCAGACTCTGCGGGCGTGGCCAGGCCCACCTTGCAGACGCCGATGCTGAACAGGGCGTCGAGCACGACCCGCTGCAGGGTGTTGGCGACCTCGGTGCGTTCGATCTCCCGGTTGGCCCAGGACATCATCGCCGAGACGACCGACTTGTATTCCCGCTGGAAGACCGATAGGAGGACGCGTGGGTTCTTAGCGATGAGGTTGCGTGAGACGACGGAGACGTACAGAGAGAGCAGGTTACACGGGACGACCTCCCGCGTGCCCTCCTCGGCCCAATGCCGGCCTACATACTGACGGATGGCTTCGCGGCGCTCGCCGCGATAGTAGCGGAGGGACAGCCGGGCCCGATGCATGGCCTCACACAGGCGCCCGATATCAACGTCCCGCGTCTTGGGATCTAACGTTGCCGATAGCTTCCTTGCCATCGCTTGGATTACACGCTCCTCTGCGCGTCGCGGTTAAACTGGCTCCTGCCTGTTCCCGGGCACGCTTCAGGTCCATGAGCGCCAGGCCCAGGGCTAACTCATGATACCGCCGCGTGCGATCTTTAATCAAGAGGTCCTCTTTGAGACCATTTAGCCTTGCATCATATGCCTTCCACAGCTTGTCCGGTAGCGATGCAGGCTTCTGGCCACGGAAGTACGCAGCCTCCTGGTCACTCGAGAACACCGGCACCGACCACCACCTCTTCAGCATCCTGTACGCCTCAGGCGCCAACCGGAACGAGTGGGCCCACTTCTCCATGTCCTTGCGATGCCGCACGGCCCGGAAGGGAGCGCACTTCTTGCGACGGCCCATCCAACGCATGGCCAGCACCAAAGCCTTGTCCACGGAGTGCTCACTCACCTCTTCGAGCCAGTCGGCAAAGATCAGCCGGATATCCCAGTCCTTGGGGTTGGCCTCGATCTCCTTCCAGAACTCCTCGGCTGTCCGCTGGATGCTGGGTGTGCTGTGCCGCATACTGGTCAGCTCCATCGATGTTGCCTCAGGACTCCCTGGCGGATGACATCACGCCGCCAACTCAGGGAGCCGACCTTGATTTCAGGCTGCTCCACGTCCTCGACCAGTCGCACGTGGTCCGCCACCATCTTCCAGGCCAGGGCGTCGCTAATGACCACGTCGCCATGGTTCACACCGGCGCCGGAGTGGTCGTCCGAAGCGCTGCCGCCATATTCCGCCTCACCACGCGCGTCGTAGCGGAACAGCTTGAACTCCTCAAGCGACCAGCCCGAGCGGTTGATACAGTTACGGTTATAGAGAGCCCGGCGGTATTCGCCCAGCAGCTGCGTGCGGTTGGCGGCCGTGGGGTACCAGCCAGCCACGTCTTGGTACGAGCGCATGTAGGCCAGGGCCTGCTCGTTCGTCCTCATGTACACACGCCGGTAGGCACAGCGGTCAGTGACCACCTTGCCAAAGCGGTCTCCTGGACCACAGGCTTCCCAGGCCAGGCGAGCCGTTTCCCCCTCGCTGTCGGTGAGCACGCGCGCCATGGCCACGGCCAGGACGGCGAAGTCTTCCGGCTTGATGTGCCTGTTAACATACTCGCCGACCTTGTCGCCCCGCTTGTTCATAATGGTTAAACAGCTGGGCGTGGCCCCCGTGCCCTCGGCGATATCGATGCCAATCCCATAGACTGTATGCTCCAGTGCTCCCCGCCCGTCCGGAGTAAGCCACAGCTTCAAGGGCCCGCCCTTGCGGGCCAGCAGGGGGTCCTGGTAAGGGCGGCCCGTGTCGGGGTCGTAGCATAGCTCTCCCTCCCAGTAGGGGTCACAGCTAAAGGAGCCTATCAGCTCGTCAATGACCATCGGGTCCACGAACTGTGAGACCGAGCCCCTGGGGTCGATATCGAGGTCCATCGCCACCGCCCGAGGGCTAGCCTTACGCCGGCATTGCTCGTCGTACCAGGGGCTACGCAGCTTACCGTCCATGACGAAGTTGAACTTGGAGTCGTACTCGTAGGCCTTGTCGAGCACCTCAACGCGCCGGGCCTTGGTGTCGTACTTGTAGAGCCCATGGACCTTGTCCGGGTGCTGCGACCAGTGCAGGCGCAGCTTGCGCATGGAGCCGGCGCTCACGATCTCATAGGCCGCGGTGTCAGTGCCCAGGTGCGTGAAGTTGAAGAGCCGGCAGCCGGTGGTGTCGGACGTGCGGTGCAGGACCTCGCGGTCTTCGCGGATCTGCGTGAACTCGTCCACGAACATGCAGGTAGCACGGCCGCCCACGCCAGCCCGTCCTGTAGACGCCTGGCCCGTGATCGAGCTGCCATTGGGCAAGTTGCCGTAGTAAAACTTGTTGCGCTGGATCATTTGCCGATTGCCGCCCGGCAGGAGGAAGTCCGGGAGCCTATCGTGCATGAAGTCGATCTTCCAAAATAACGAGTCGGGGTCCTCGCAGTCCACTGCATCGGCGTTGCGGGAGATGCACAGGAACTTCTTCCAGGGATGGAACAGGAACAGCCAGTCCATGACAATGAGGAACATCCAGGTGGCGCCCATCTCCCTGCTCTTCTCGACGCAGAGGTCCTGAGCCTTCTCAATGCAGTCCAGGATGGTAAAGAAAGCTTCGTCCTGGAAGGGCCAGGTGATAAATGGCCCCACCTCGCCGGAGTCTACTTTGCGCGGGTTGTACTGCCAGACGAACGTGTTGATGTAGAATAAAAGGTCCTGGCTGCAAGCCTCGACGAGTCCACGGCGAACACGACGATCCTTCCGCGCCCGTTCGAGGACGAACCGGCGAAAACGTAAGTTCTCACACGGGTCTTTGGGGACCGTCTTGTACCAGCAGCCAGGGCTGAAGGGCATCCATGCACCTTTCAGAGGCAGGTGTACCGTCGCACGCACAGGGCGCCATTTCCGTGAGCAGGCCGGCCAGCGCCTCACACTGCCCGCAGAACAGCCTCCCTTGATAGAGGAAGGGCTGCGGGTGCCAGCATCCCTGCGGGCAATGGGCGTGGCTACAGTGGTTCTGTACGCACCATTCGGCGTAGGTCATCCGGCTTCCGTCTGCAGCGGCTCCTTGAGGTCGCGCAAGTCTGCGAGCGCCTTGACGAGCAGGCGGTCGACGAAGCTCTTGATCTCCTGGTAATCGCTCATGCCCAGCAGGCTGCTCACGGAGATATCGAACCTGGCGCAGGAACTCTTTAGCGAGCCACGCAGCTCGCCCTGGGCCCTGTCCAGGTAGACGATGACACGGCTGTCTGCGGCGAAGCTATCACATAGGACGATGCTTTTGCAGCACAGCGCCTGACAGTCCGGCGCCGTCTCCAGGATGCGGCGGTCGGCGTGCAGCTCAGCGAGCGCCTCTTTTACTGCCGCCACGGCTAGCTTTTCCCTTGTCCTTCGGTACGTTGTCGCGAACATGTTGCCATTCCTCCAGTAGTTTGTCAATCAACTCCAGGCACTTATCCAGGCCCTCGTCTTTGGGGGCCTTCTCCTTCTCGTTCCTTTCTGCCAGCTTAGGATTAAAAGCTCTCTCCAGCGCTGCCATATGCTGGATGAAAGCCTTCTTGTCCCGGTTTAGCAGCTGCCGGCAAGCCAACTGCCCTTCCGTCACATCCGTATCTTCCCTATTGTTCCAGACATGCTTCATGTCCCGAAGCAGGTCACTGGGCTC